TAAAGATACTTCCAAACGATGGATTTTCTTCTAATACAAGGCTTTTTACGGGTTGCAGTTCTTTTACTATCCCAGCCATTCCAATTCTAATACTGATGATGCATTGTTTTTCATTATCGGTGAGCCATTTCTTTCTCAGCAGTTGGCTCATTGCCTTACCGAGCTTTTCAAACTCTGTCATTCGTTGGTTGATAGTATCTTCGAGTAATTGAACTATTTCAGGGATTGTCATTGTTTCTCATTTTTTATTTTATATAGTATTGTCCTGCTGTATCAAAAACTTTTTGAAGGCATGGATCGTATTGAAGATAAACTTCTTTGTGCGGTTGCATCGCTTCTACAATGGTTATTATTATGCCCTGGATGCAAGTTATATCGTCCCCGTAACTTAACTGTTGGTTTAATTCTATGGTACATTTTATAAGTTTCTTAAGGAGTTTTTCTTGATGTGGAGTCATTTATTCTCCTTTTTTTGGGTAATACACAGATTCTAATGCATGGAAGAGTCCAGCGTACTCTGGGTGTTGGAATAACACTTTGTCTTCAACTGGTTTGAGTTCCATAACGATATCAGCCATTTGAGAGTGTAAGAGTATACATGTTTCTTCCCATCCCTTTTTCTGGGCAATCTTTGATTGTTCACCGAGTTTTTTGAATTCAGCTAATTTGTTTTCAATATCCATAATCTCGCTTCCTATTGTCGTTTCATGTTCACTGAGTACAATTATATACATATATATTGTCATTGCAAGTCTTTTATTGCTATATGTTGACTTTGTACGTCTTTTGTTATATTCTGTGTTTAGGTGATGGGGAAATTAATAAAGAGAGATGATCAATGGCAGATTTAGTTGAGTTATTTAAGGATTATGGCTTGGTGGTATCGAAGTTACGTTATCACATGTTGGAGAATGGCAAGGGTAGAGGTGTTATGGCCAAGGATATTAAGATTACAACTCGTGCGTTGGCTAAGCTATTGGCTGGTAAATCAGTGAGCGAGAAGACGCTTTCAAGGGTTATTAAATATTTAGGTATGCAGTAATAAATAGATGAAAGGGCGAATAAGCAGTGCAATTTCTATAAGGCAGTGTTTTTAAGGGTTAAATTTTCTAAAAGAGAAATATCATGTTAAAAAAATCTTTATTTGTTTTGTTATTGGGTGTTTCTTCAGCTGTATTTGCTTGTCAATCTCCTTCTGTTGGAGATGTTATGGTAAGCAGCACCGGTGAAGTTAGTGCCACTATGGGTGAAGCTGGATGGGAAGCGGGAGATACAAGGAGTGAATCGACTTCTGCTCCTGATGTATCAGCGCCATCAACAGATACATCTACATCAAGCTCGAAATCTGATTCATCGAGTGGTAGTGTCTGTTCGATTATGTAATTAATACTCCCTTCATCCAAGGGGAGATTATGTAAGGGGATGCGGTAGCGTGTAGTTTCGTAGCCGCATCCCTTTTTAGTGTGTAGGGAGATAGTAATATGGCGGCAGGAGATTTTTATTGGGGATACATGTGTGGGCATATTTCGAATATGTATCATTGTGATCAAGAGTTTACGCCTGAGGAGGCAAAAGTAATAGTTATTACTTTTGTAGTAATACTTATTTTATTTCTTCTTTTTATTGGTATTAGATGGGCTATAGATGCATGGAGATATTAGCATGGATATCACTTCTTTATTATATGGCAGCGAAAAGCTTGATGCGATGTTCAAGGGTATCGCTGAGTCAGTAGATTTGCAGATTGCAGAAAGATTGAAAAATGAAAAAAAACCTCTTGTTTCTCCTGAAGATTTCTTAGCGTGCAGAAAAGAACAAAATAAAAGACTCAATACGTAAGGGATTAATATGCTTAAGTTTTTACTGACTATTGGTGCGTTTAATGCGTGGCTCTATCAAGCGGTTACTCCCAAGGAGAAGCCGGTTGTCGACAAGAAGATGGTTACTTTTTGCTATGATGGCAAGAAGTACACGATGACTGAGGAAGAGTTTGCTCGGCAGCGATCGTCAGTGATTCCTGGGTTGAAGAATGTTCAAGAATCTAATTCAGAAGAAACTACTCTTGAGAAGATTCGTAAGTTGGATAAGAAGGTTGATTCACTTTTGAAGGGTAATAAGAATGCATGATAAGGTCCGTGAGTTACTGGAATCTCATCCATCAAAGAACATGAATGGGGTGCGTCTCTCTGTAAATAATGAATGGGTTAGCGCACAAGATCTTGAAGCTGGCCATAGCCTGATTGATTCTCTTCTCGATGTGTATGAAATTCCAGGATTTAGATATCTAAAAGATCCAGTAAGAAAAGATTCAGAAAAAGATTAATTTTTGCTCAAGATAAGGTTATTGTAAGAACGTATTTTAGGTATCTAAAAAAAGATAGAGCCCCAGCGTCCTGAAGCTCTTAAACTTTTTAAATTATTGAGATCTATTACTTCTCAATAATTCATCCCATATAACGAACGTAAATCGTATATGAAATTATGTTTCCATATTGCCCAAGAAATGCAGCTCTGTCAAGAGAAACTCAATAAATCTTTACAGCAAGCATCAATCCCTCAAAAAAAAGAACCTCTTATATCCCCTGTTTCTAAGCCCGTTGTTTCACGAAAACGGAAGATCGACCCTATAGCCCTCATGATGAGTTCTGCTGCGTCTGGGACGTCCTGCTACGCGCGGGGGTTCAATTCTGAGCTTGTTCGTACAACTGAGTCTTTTAACGATTGCAAGAAATGGAAAGATGAAGTTGGGCAACTTGATGATCCAGATTCGTTTGAGGATAAAATTGCTTCAGCAAGCGCAAACGCACTTTTAGTATTAAACGATATAAAGCAAACCGAATATAAAACAGGACAATTCTTTAAAGCTATAGAAACAATAGCCGAAAAAATTGACAAGTCTTATTCGACCGTAGAGAGAGCGATTAATGAACTTGAAGAACTTGGAGTCATGGATCATAAAAAACGACATATGAAATCCTCGCTTTTTAGAACCTGCAAGTCTCTCAATGATAAAAAAAAGCTTCCATTTCTTTCTCGTTTTCTTCCATCAGCTCTCTTCTTAATTCTCACTTCTGCATACATGCTCTCAGCCGTGAGTGAGGACCAATGTATTAGTATTAGTCTTGAAGATATTAAGATAGATATAAAAAAGAGTTCTCTTAGAAACAGCATTGTAATGTCGTGTCCAAGTAAAATTAATTCCCTTTTACAAAAAAAGGGGGGGATAATGAAAGAAATGAACCCATACTCAGCTCTCTCTCCAGAAGACTTAGCCTTTTTACGGGGTGATACTCTCCCAGTAGAACAAAAGACTACGCTATCTACCTCTCTAGTAAGTACTTTTGGTTGCAAAAGCTTAGCAATATTGCCTTCCGATGCTGATTCTGCTACACTCGATGCTGTGAATGAACCGATTAACACAGACCCGGGAGTTACTATCGCACACGATCTCGCTATCGTCACAGAAAAAGAATACAGCGACCTACACGAGTACTCTGAACCAGTCAATCTTACCCTTGTAGAGTCTTTCCCTAGAAAACCAAGCTACTCATACAATCAAGATAACCCCAAGACTCCTAAAAGGGCGGCTGCTGAACCATACTCTTCCATATCCAAGCGCTCACTCGCATTGCAACAAATAAAACCAGACTTATACGGTCAAGGCGCAACGGAACATATAGCTCTCCAGTACTTTGATATGGAGATGAGCTTTCATTCACCAGAAGGCAAATTAGTTAAGGCATTTCTTGGAAATGTACACCAGAAGAGATTCGATACGTGGCTCGAAGACTCAGGCGCTACGTATGACCAAGCTTTTGATTTGTTCACGCAATTTAAAGCAGAAAGAGAACAATGCAGGTAACCTACACTATCCCCGGCGTCCCCGTTGCTCTTCAACGCCCACGAGTTTCCTATAAGACTCAGCACGTGTACGATCCTCAGGCTCATATCAAGGAAGCAGCTCAATCAATCTTACGATTCCAACACCACTCTCCTTGCCCTTTTGAAGGACCTCTTAAACTTACTCTTACCTTCCACATGCCAATACCGAAATCAACCCCCAAATCTCGCTCTCTTCACCACACACCTCACACCAAGCGACCAGACATAGATAATCTTATTAAATTCGTCCTAGACTGCTGTAACGCCACTATTTTCACCGACGACGCCCTCGTCTTCGACTTATCCTCCTCCAAAATATATGATATTGTCCCTAGGACAGAAATCACCATAATCACGGAAGATTAAGCCATGGCAGCACCAAAACCAGTGCGAAAAAACGCACAAACTCTCAAACCTACCACGAAAAAGACACATACGCCCATAACTCTCTCCTCAGATTATGAGGACTATTTCGATATGTGTATTTGGAAGAGAACACCCATAAATATTGAGGGAATAGAGCGTAAAGCTGAAGTCTTAGTCAAATGGGCACTGACATATCCACAGGCTTATACTTTGAAACAATGGCTTAATGAAAATGGAATTGATGGCGGGACCTTAAAACGATGGAAAGAACGATCCCCTGTTTTTGCAACTGCTTATAACTTCGCTCGAGAAATCGTTGGAACTAAAAGAGAAATAGGCGCTCTTACTAAGAAACTATCAGAGTCTATGGTCATGGGCTCAATGCCCATTTATTCAGATGACTGGAGAGAACTCGCTGAATGGAAGAATGATCTTGCTATCAAAGCTAAAGTAGCAGGAGCTGTTGCAGCACGAGAAGCAACAATCCAACAAGAAGCTCCAAAAGTTGTGATAATAGAGCGATATGGTCCCATGGAACAAGAGAAGATAGAGGTGAGTAAGAAAAGTTGAGTCAAAAGCACTCATATTTATAAAAAAGGGTTTTGAATGGCACGAGAGTCTGTTGAAATCGGAAAAAGGTTCGGACATTGGTTGGTGATGAGCGAGGGGATTCCATTATCTATGGCGGGACACGATTCCCATTTGTGTGAATGCCTATGCGGTTCTCGCGAGTTTATATCTCACTTGAAGCTTGCCTATGATAACTATCCTCGGTGCTCTGAATGCAATACATACAAGAAAGATAAACATGATCGGAATTAGATTCGGTAATTGGATTGTTATAGATCGCTATGTACCACGCTTTGTAGGCCCAGATAAATTTGAATACTATTGCCGCTGTAGTTGTGGCGCTAAAAAGTGGTTTCAAGCTGGGCATATTAACGATGAAGAAGCTCCTGTTTGCGATAAGTGCAGCATTGAGAAGCAACATATTAAGCCAGCGTCACAGTACGGGTATATCTGCACCAAATGTAAGAGACTGTGGCCGGTGCATGGTGAGAAAGGTTGTGACTGTACTGATGTTCCTGTTTCTCCAGATAGGATAGTTGATGAAAAGTAAACGATTCGGTGACTGGTTGGTGATCTCTGAGCCACGCATGTTCCATCGTTGCTCTAAAGTGCTATGTGAATGCAACTGCGGCAATAAGCGCTGGGTTGCAGTGAACGCTTTATTGAGTGGCAGAGCAACACCTTGCAGTGATTGTAGAAGTACGAAAATAAAGAGTGACGCTCCATAAATTTGCATGAATATTGGGAGTTGAATGAGTAACGAAAACCTATATATCGGCCAGCAAATTAATCAATGGAGAGTTATTTCTATTTATTCTGAGGATGAATCTTTATTTGGTTACGTTGTTTGTGAACATACTTGTGGACGTAAGCAGCATCTAATTATAGGTAGAATAAAATCGAGTAAAAGTTTTTGTAGAAGTTGCGCTCGTGAAAAACTTGCGGCGAAAAGGAAGGAGCGAAATGCAGCCTATGCCGCGAGCCATGACTTTAGAAGTTTTAAGAGTGGTGCTCAATGGAGAGGTTGGACTCTTATTTCTAATGAACCTATTTGGATTATTGTTGGTGAATCTGTTGGGTGTTTATGTTTATGCAGTTGCTCAAGTAAAGCAATAGTTCCAGCACAACAAATTAAATCTGGTAAGCCTCCTATTTGTTGTAATTGTAAAGAAGAAGTTTTGGCAACTGGATCTGAGGTATTAGGAATTGAAGTTAATGCTAACGATCTAGCAGAAGAAGAACGTCTTTGGCAGGAGTTAAATGGGAATTTTTAGAGCATGAATAGGGGGAATTGAGATGTTAAGAACTTGCTATTGGGATGAAACTAAAAAAGAACTTTTAATGAGTGACACGCATGAGCCTGCTGCTCTTGATATTAAAACTAATGATTATGTAATGATAAAAGAGGCTGCTGATTTTCTTGGAATTACCCAGGGAAGGTTAAGAACAATGGAGCGTCGAGAAGGTAAAATTAAAACATATCAGAATCCTTTTGGATCCTGTACGCGTTGCCGTCTTTATAAAAAATCCGATCTTGAAGACTTGCTTAATAGCATAAAGCCATATTAGGTGCATGAATATTGGGAGTTGGAATGGAACATCTAGAATCTCAAGAAATGCTCGGAAAAACATGGGGGCCCTGGACAATTCTTGAGGGGCCGTATCCTTTAGCAAAAGATAAGATATCGAGCGAGTTTAATTCTCCTTTTTTTAGGTGCATTTGTTCTCGTGGACATAAGCAAGATATTGGGTGGTTCTATTTAAAGCATTGGCAGATTGGGTTACATTGCCATGGATGTGGAAGATAATGGAACAACAAACAATCCATCTGAACAAGTTTAAGCCACGTGATTACCAACTCTCGCTCTTCGATGCACGCGAAAACAAGCACTGTAAGCGGATAATGGCTATTTGGCCCAGAAGAAGCGGGAAAGATTTGACAGCTTGGAATATTTGCATACGAGAATTATTAAGAAAAACACAAACAATCTTCTATATCTTCCCAACCTTTGCTTCAGGGCGTCGGATCTTGTGGGATGCTATTAACAACGATGGCTTTCGTATTCTTGATTATCTGCCTATGGACTTGATTGAGTCACGCAATGAGCAACAGATGCGGATACGGCTCATTAACGGGTCTGTGTTTCAGATTATTGGGTCTGATTCTTACAACAATACGCTTGTAGGAACTAACCCAGCAGGGGTCGTATTCTCTGAGTTTGCCATATCTGATCCCATGGCTTATTCGTTTATACGCCCCATACTTTCTGCAAATGAAGGCTGGTGCATGATATGCTCGTGCGTTTCACCTGAAACTCTTGTTATAGGCACTCATGGGTTTAAGCGGATAAAAGACATGTCTTCGTGTAGAGACGAATACTCAGATTTAAACGAGCAAGTCTATGGCTTATCGGGATTTCATAACGCTGAGCAGTTCTATTATGGTGGTAAGCAAAAAACATTAAAGATAGAGCTTGTATCGGGATATAGTCTTGAATGTACTCATATTCATCCTATCTGGAATGGAGTTGGGTGGATTAAGGCTGGTGATCTTAAAGAAGGCGACCTTATTCCTATTCAATACGGTCAAAACGTTTGGGGGCAGGGATGTGACGTATTGAATCAGTTCTGTTTCAAGCGAGACGGTAACCGGCATTATAATGAGCTTAACCTTGACTTTGATTCGCATGATTTTTTCTATTTTCTTGGGCTTTTTCATGCTGATGGAAACTATAACAAGAGCAATGTTTGTGTAACAAAGAAAAAAGATCCAGAGATTATCTCATTTTTGAGAGATCTTGGATTTAGAACGAGACCTGACGGAATGCATCATGAATTTTCTTCTCGTGAACTATGCGCGATTCTTGAGTTTATGGGATTTAAACATGGGGCGAGAAATAAAACATTCCCAGAGATTCTATTCCAGTGTACTAAAGAGCAAATGGTTGCCTTTTTACAGGGTCTTTTTGACGGAGATGGTTGCAGTGCATCTGGGAAAGGAAAGCGTGGTTATGTCAAGCTAACATCTACGTGTCTTCCTTTTATGAAAGACTTGCAGGTTATTCTTCTTAACTTTGGAATATGTTCATCAGTAAGAAGCGAATATAAAGCTCCAACAAAGAAGGTAAAAGTATTTAGTACTATTTATAATCTAGAAATTACTGGTTATTTTGCGCATGTTTTCTATCGAGACATTGGTTTTAGACTAGAGCGTAAACAAAAGAATTGGGATAAAGTTCCTGCAAGATGTGCTGAGGAATCAGGAAATATTTATCCTGTTGACGTAAGTAGACTTTCGGATTGTATTCTTCCTCAGAAGCTTGTTACAAATCCATCTCGAATGAACAGACGAACAATAAAGAAACTTATTGATATAAACCCTCATAATAAATATTTGCCTCTGCTTTTATCGGAGAATTTTTTTTATTCCCCTATTAAATCAATAACGGAGAGTGAGTCTGACGTATATGATTTTGTTATACCAGAAACTCATTCTTTTTTTTCAAATGGGCTTATTTCTCACAATACGCCACGAGGCAAAAATTTCATGTGGGAACTCTATGAAGTTGCTAAGAATTCTCCCCACTGGTTTGTTTCTAAGTTGACTGTGGATGAGACGAAACATATCCCCATTGAAGAGATCTTAAAGGAGAGAGAGAATGGCGAAATGTCAGAAGACTTGCAGATGCAGGAATACTGGACGTCTTTCGAGAAAGGTGTCGAGGGTTCTTACTATACGAAATATCTCGATCGCGCAAGATTGGCTGGGCAAATATCTAATGTGCCATGGGATAGTTCTCTCCCTGTGCATACTGCATGGGATTTGGGTGTCCGTGACACAACCGCAATCATTTTTTTCCAGACTTCAGGTAAATCAATACGCATTATCGACTCATATGAGAAGAATAAAGAGGGACTGGAGCACTACATTTCCTATCTTAAAACAAAACCGTACATCTACGGCAAACACATCGGCCCACACGACATCAGAGTCCGTGAGCTTGGTTCAGGAATTACAAGATGGGAGAAGGCGCGTTCTCTCGGGGTTCGTTTTGAGATCGCCGATCAAATCTCTGTTGAAGATGGAATAGAAGCCGTACGTTCAACGTTCTCTCGTTTATGGATAGATGATCGGAATTGTAAGAATCTTATCAAGGCAATCGAGAATTACCGTCAAGAATACGATTCTAAGAAAGGTGTGTATAAACCACGGCCTTTGCATGATAAAGCCAGTAATTTTTGTGACAGCCTACGCTACTTATGCATCTCCATTGATAAGACGGCTGATGGCCTATCTGCGAAAGAGCTTGAGAAGAATTATCATGAGGCTATGTGGGGAACTCAGGGCTCAATGCCTTCAATCTTTAGAGATGATACGAGAATGTATTAAATGGTTGTTTTACAGGGTGAAAAGTAGGAGGATATGGTTGTTTTACAGGGCAAGCATTTAAACCACTCTCTAGGAGACTCATATGGCAGCATTAACGAAGGCACAGATGGAGAAACGAGTAAGCAGTGTTATTAAAAACACTCTTTCTGTTCTTGAGGATCTTCACATTGTTCATAAAGATGATCCTATTGAAAAACTTCTTTCGACACCATTGCCTTTCGGTACTGATATGACAATCAGTAAGCTTTTGGTCAATCTCTATGATATTCTCGAACCTGTGATTGAACTCGCTAGAAAACAATTTCCTGCTCTCTTCTTTGTCATTGATTGGCTTGAAGAGATGGTTACGAAGATTTTAGCTGAATAAGTCCACACTACTCTGAGGGGGAGGAGCAACACAACCATTGCTTCTCCTCTTTGTATTAACAACTTGGTATTCTTGCTATGCTTACTGTGCTTTTTATAGTAGTAATCATTGTTCTTAAGGATTCCAAAATGGTCCTGAATATTAAGGAGTAGTACATGATTTTTCCCAATGCCGGTCCTGACCACATTGATGATAAACACAGAGATATTCTCCGACGTATGGAGGCTTTTTATGCCGAAAGCATCTCGGTCAACCAAAACTATTGGGAAGAAGCCTCTGTAGATACTCGATTCGAATCTGGCGATCAAACTATCTGGGCTGATATCTATGGGTTCTTGCCCATGTCTCGTCGTAGACCGTTCTCATTCAACAGGATTCGCCGTGTAGTGAACATGATTACGGGGCACCAACGTAAGAACCGTAAATCAACTATCGTTGTTCCTGTTGAGAATGGTGACATGGAGACAGCGGACCAATTTACAAAAATTATGATGTGGTTGAACCAGCAAGAGGGAATTCTTGAGACAATCTCAGAATCTTTTCATGGTTCAGTCGTTTCTGGTATGAACTTGATGCAGGTCTGGCTTGATTACCGTAATGATCCTGTTTCAGGAAACATTAAAGTAGACAACTGCTCGTACAATTCATTCCTCATTGATCCATTCTTTAAGAAGAAAGATTTATCTGATTGCTCTGGCCTCTGGAAGCGCTCGTTCCTTACAAAACGAGAAGCTGCATCATTAATGCCTGACTTTAAAGACATGATTATGGGTATGTCTTGTGTTGATATTAAAGATGGTAAATTCCAGTTTATGCCTGAAAACTATGACTACGGGCGTCGAGAGTTGTTGATGTACGATGAATATTACTACCGTGATTATCGTAATCAAAGAATGCTTATTGATTCTCAATCTGGTGAAGCAACTGAGTGGAAAGGGAAAGACGACGAGGATCTCAAACGCTTTCTGCAAATATATCCACAAGTTAGTGTTGTTGATCAGGAAGTTCCAACTGTAAAGCTTGCCATTGTTGTGCAAGGGCATTGTCTTTATGATGGACCTAATCCATTGGGAATAGACCGTTATCCGTTTGTTCCCGTGTTTTCGTATTACACTCCACAATTACAAGATTTTACTTTAAGGGTCCAAGGGGTTGTTCGTGGATTGCGAGACGCTCAATACTTATATAATCGTCGTCGAGCTATTGAGCTTGATATTCTTGAGAGTCAGGTTAACTCAGGCTGGATCTACAAAGAGAACGCCCTCGTTAATCCAAAAGATGTATTCCTTAATGGTCAGGGGCGTGGGCTTGCTTTAAAACAAGACGCGCAACTCTCTGACGTTATGCAGATACAGGCTCCACAGATACCACCATCAATGATTCAACTTTCAGAGATGTTAGCTCAAGAAGTGCAGCAAATTTCCGGTGTTAACGAAGAGCTCTTGGGTTCAGCTGTTGATGACAAAGCAGGCATACTCTCCATGCTTCGTCAAGGCGCTGGCCTTACTACTCTTCAAGGATTATTCGATAACCTAGATCAGTCTCAGCGTCTTCTTGGGCGTATTATACTTGATGTCGTCCAATCAAACTTTACTCCTGGCAAGATCAAACGAATTATTGAAGCAGAGCCAACTGCTCAATTTTATAATAAAGCTTTTGGTACATACGATGCTGCTGTTGAAGAAGGTCTTAATACAACAACTCAACGTCAAATGCAGTTCGCTCAGCTTGTGTCTTTGCGTGAAGCTGGAGTTCCAATCCCTGATCATATGATTCTTGAAGCTTCTACTATGCAAAATAAAAAAGCGCTCATGGAAGCAGTTCAAGAGGCGTCTCAAAAGAAATTTGAGATGGAGCAAACGTCGTTACAAATTGGTATGCAAGAACAGATGGCTAAGGTTGAACTTGCGCAAGCTCGTGCTGCAGCTGATCGCGGTCTTGGAATCGAACGTGTATCTCGCGTTGAAGAAAATAAAGCATTCGCAACTGAGCGTCTTGCTCAGGCATCGAAAGATAGAATGTCAGGTGTTCTTGATCTTGTGAAAGCGCTGAAAGAAATCGATGATATTGATATTGCTCAGTTACAAAAACTGATGGCAATGTCTGATATAATGCGTGAAAAAGAAGTAGCTGAGACAGCAAAGCAAGTACTGCAATCTCCTGAAGGATCTCAACAAATACTACAATCTCCTGTTAGCTCACCAGGACAGCAGCCTACCCCCGCTGCTGCTCCTGGCCTTGAATCGATGGGTAGTTAGAGGAATTTTAACCTTGCGACTTATATACCGAAATGGTTTCTGTATATAACGGCTCGCAGTTTCTACCGAAGGAATGACAATGGCAAAACGTTTTAAAGAAGATCTTGGCAAAGGAAGCTTTGCAAATATGCCTGAGAATGTAATCCAAAAAGAGTATCCAAAGTCAAACATGTTCGATACTGATGGATATGAGGACACTCAAACAGGTATCGATATGCAAACAAGTGAAGATGTTAAGGGTATGAGAAAGAGCAACAAGAAATCTCTGAAGTACTAATATGCCAGTTAATTTAAGGCCAGATAACCTGGCTAAAAAGATTAAAGAACAGATCCTTGGTGTCCCACAAAACATGGTTGATACTAAGGCGTATAAGCGTAAGCCTTTGAAGATTGATAAATACATTCTTCAAGAGCCCCGTGGTACAGCTGGAGCTGCAAATCTTTAACAATTAATGAGTAAGATTATTGATAAAGAGGGCCAAGTGGCCCTCTTTTACTAAGGAGTTCTCATGGCCAAGAAGAAGATGACTCATAAGAAGCAAGAAGCCAAAGAAAATCTTAAGAAGCTGGAGAAGGTCTCGTATCATAAGGTTGATGATGATGATCGAGATGCCGCTGCCTTCGCTATGATGGAATATAAAAAAGGCAATCTTAAAGCTGGCAAAAAAGGTAAAAAAGTGAAGAATAAGGACGAAGCAGTGAAGATTGCTCTTGCTAGAGCAGCACGTGCTAAGTCTAAAATGAAAAAAGAAAAGAAAAAATAAGGGCATTATTTATGGATCAAGGGAAGCCGGAGACACTCGGTCAAGCTATATTAAATCTTCATGGCAAGACACCTGATTCTCTTGATCCAATTGAGATCTCTGAGGAGATGGGTAATAAAGAGTACGCTGACGGTCTGAATAAATGCATCGATAAGACAACTAAGAACTTTCCAAAAGATTTTTATATCACAGCTATTCGTGTTGAAATTCCTCTCATGCAGAAGAAGGCGTACAAACTCCTCTTCAAGTCACGTCTTACCTGCCCTTCACCACAGTATGATGAAGATGCCTGGAAGTATCACTCAGAGACAGGCTCAATTGAGTTCCTCTGGTCTGTGCCTGATATTGGGACCTGCCACATGCTCAGGAATAATGCGTTGATTGTAGATCCTGAAGAGCGACAATTGAGAGACTTTGCAATTGCTATGCTTGATGGAGATTTATTAAAAAAGGCGAGAGAATTGAACGGTGAAAAAGAGCAGTCGAATGTTATTTTAAGCTTTGAATAAAGGAGTTTTATGATCGATGATCAAATCGTTGACCAACCAGAAGTGCAAGAAGAATATCAAGAGGATGCTTCAGTGGAAGAAGCTCCTCAAGAGTCAGAAGAACAACAAGCCCCACAACCTCAGCCTCAAGCTCAAGTACCTCAGCAGCCTACGCAAGCCGAACTGAATATGAAGCGTATGCGAGAAGATAAAGCCCGTGCTGAACGTGAACGTGATGATCTTCTTCGTCGTGTTGATGCAATGGAAAAGAAAATGAACCCGCAACCTGAGCCGCAACCACAAGATGACCCAATTTCTTATGCTGCTGATGATCTTATTGAAGGCCGACATTTATCTCAGTACGACAAAAAGCTTAAAGCCCTTGAGCAGCAAATTCAGAAGTATCAGCAACAAACTGCCGAGACCGTGGTTGAATCAAAAATAAAATCACAGTATGCAGATTTCTATGATGTCGTGACTCCTGATAACTTAGAGCTTTTAAAGATTACGTATCCTGAATTAAATGCTTCAATACATTCGAATCCTGATCTGTATAATAAAGCTGTTTCTGCTTATACGCTTATTAAAAAACTTGGAATTCAATCAGAGCCACAAGCCTATAATCCAGAACAGAATAGAATCCAGCAAAATACTTCAAAACCTCGATCTGTAGCGAGTGTTGCGCCTCAGTCTGGTGACTCACCTCTTGCACGTGCCAATGCTTTCGCTAATGGACTCACTGATGATCTTAAGGCTCAGCTCTATAAAGAAATGATAGAAGCTAAGAATAGAGGTTAATACAATTCTCTTTTTCCCTTCCTTATGGTTTTGACTTGATTTCCATAGGGAAGGGAATCTTATCTCCAAACCAAATATTTATGCTATATTATTCTCGCCGTATCGAAGGGTCGCGCCTTCTTGACTGTATCTAAGTCTCGTCAACTTAAGGGCTGTATTGGGTCTCGCCAACCAAGGACTGTACCAAGCATTCGTCCGGCTTAAGTTATTGGTTTACTATTAACTTAAGGGTGCCTCAATGGCAATCACAACAACTTCTACGTTACCACCAGCAGTGCAGCAAAGCTTTTCTTATAAGCTTTTGTCTGTACCGGTGCCTAACATGATTCACAAGATCCCTGCTGTTAAAAAGACTATGCCGGCCAGCGGCGGAGACACTCTCCGTATGCGTCGCTATAATCCTTTAGCAACAGCAACTGTACCACTGGGAAATACCGGTGTTACACCTCCTGCGCAACAGTTAAGCGCGATTAATATCGACGCGAAGATTGCTTACTACGGTGTTTGTTAGGTGCCGTAAGAGTTGATAATAGATGACCTATGTAATTATCAACGAGCAGGTTAATAAAATATCTTTGAAATTCTTGATTTGTCAGCAGATGGCCTGCTTTAAATCCGCTCTGATTGACTTGGACCCCCTAACGTAAAGTCGAGGGAAACAAGGCGCAAGGGTTAATCCAGCTGATGCTTATTGATTTTTTTAAGCAAAAAATAAAGATGTTTTCTATGTTCTTGAACTTCTGGCGATACTCGATGAATATCTTTAGGTTTTGATTCCATGAATTCAATAATCACTTCAGCATGGCGTTTTTTAACTATCATAAAAGGTAAGCACTCTTTTAATATTTCAGCTGCCTTAAAAGAAGAGATGTTCCATTTATAACATTGTCTGCGGTTCTCAATTAACTTTCTCGCAGTTATTCTTCCTCCAAAGTTATTGCAGATCCAATCTATTAATGGTTTATCGGTATTTATAACAAGTAGTCTTACTGAGAAATAATCTATTTTCCGGCATTTTTGATTTTTTCCCTGTAGTTCTATTTGGATGGATCCTTCTCCATCGATGATGCCAGCTAAATATACAATTTTATCGTGATCGAACATGTTTTCCCTTTTGTTTATAGTAATTAGCGTACCGTAGAAAGGTATTAATGTCTAGCGTGAGAGACTGAGGCGAGTGGACACCACAAGGTGAAGCGACAGTCCGATCTTTTAGGAGACTAAGAGAGTAGGGAATAACAAGACCTACCGCCAAATAGAAATTATTTGGTCATAAATAAGTAACAGATAATGCGCATTGACAAGTCAAGACCCTGTCTTGAACGAGGCAGCGGCCCGGCTCGGCGTATCTCTTCGTCAAACAGAAGATGAGCTTACCCGCGATATGCTTGCCTCAACTGCATCGTTTATCGATTGCACAGGCGGAGTAAATGGCGATAGCCCAACTGAACTGACACGTTCAGATGTTGATACAGCAGTTGCTACTTTGGTTAACGCCAACGCAGCCATGATTGCTGACTACATTGAAGGTGAGAACAAGTTCGGATCTGCTCCTGTTCGCGATGCTTATTTTGCATTAGCAAACTCAAAATTGATTGGCGATCTTGATTCTGTCCAAGGATTTATCTCCAAGGCACAATATCCTGCTCCAATTAATGCGCTCAGATCAGAGTGGGGCTCGATTGGGAACTTACGTTTCCTGGTTTCTTCAATCGGCAGTACAACTCCTACATCATCTGGCATCAATCATGCTGATATCTACAACATTTTCTGTGTAGGTATGGAAGCTTATGCTGTGATTGAGCAAGATAGGTATTCCGCAAGATTTATCTATCGTCCACCAATATATGACGGACCCCTTGCATTGAATGCGTCTGTTGGTTACAAGTTCGCAGAATGTCCACGTATCTTGAATGATGCATGGGTATTGAACTTACGTTGCACAAAAGCGTAAAGGAAAAACAATGGACAACACAATCATTCAACAAGGTTCTTTCACTACTTCTGGTACAACTGCTCAAACAGTTCAACTTCGTTCAGATGTTGACTGGTTCCGCACCTATAACTGGACTACAACTGCAGCTGGCGGTGCTGGCACAGGCGTAGAATTCTTATGGATGCGTGGAATGGCTGTTGACACAGGTATTGAGTACAAGAAATTGGCTGCTGATGAGTCAATGTCTCCTATTACATTGGCTTCAGGCGGATTTACACTTGTAGATACATCGGCAAGTGCGCTTGGAACACTTAATACAACAATTACCGCAGTATCTAATGCTGCTACTCCAGTTGTGTCTTTGACATCAACAGCTGGTTTATCAACAGGTGATATTGTTCGTTTGATTAACGTTGCTGGTGCGACTCAATTGAACGGTGTTGATTTTGAAATCGGAGCAGTTGTGGCTAATACAAGCTTCCCGCTTGCTTATGCTCCACAAATTGTTGCTGGTACAACAGGATCTTTGTATTTAGTTAAATACCAACCACAGTACTATCCTCGCCGTCGCTTTATCTCGAAAATAACTGCTGCTAACCCAGCTGTTATTACGACTACAGTGTCGCATGGTATTACTGCTGGCCAAAAGTTCAGAGTGATCGTTCCTAGTGCTTATGGAATGACACAAATCAATAGTCTTATCGCAACAGCTGTTTCTGTAACAGCATCAACTATCACAACTGATATTGATGCTTCTGCGTTCACAGCATTTGCATGGCCATTGACTGCACTTGGTGGAACATATTCGCATGCGATTATTGTTCCTATTGGAGAAGCCGCAACAGCTACGTATCAAAATAGCCTTGATGATGCTACACGCAATCTTGGTTATATTGGCATGAAACTCGCTTATGGCGTTGATTCTCCTGCTGGTGTTGACACTAACCTTATATATTGGATGGCTGGAAAGTCGTTTAATCTGTAAGTTTTGATTCGATTGCTTAAGGAGGGGAGCAACTCCCCCTCCTTTTAACTAAAAAGGATTTTTAAATGGCTAAATTGTCGAATGATAGAAAAGATTTTCAAGCTAAGATGGCAAAAGACCATGAGATGGTTAAAGGAATCTTCAAGTTCTATGAAGTTCCAGGCGGCGTTCTTAGTTTTGTGTTTAAGAAGTATAAAGGTGACCAAGTAGAGAAATATGATATGGTTGATGGCCAAATATATACTGTTCCTTTATGTGTTGCTAAACACTTAAATACAAACGGCTGGTATCCTGTCCACGTTCATACACAAGACTCTGAAGGTAAACCAACCATTGGTCTCGGAACAAAGAAACATAGGTTTGGATTTCAAAGCCTAGAGTTTGTAGACTTGAGTGATTCGGACAAAGTAGCCACGATGGGCGTAAGTCCTGTCATGGAAATATTTGAGATGCAACAATAAAAAGTGAGGGGAAGCTAGATGGCAAATTCGACGCTTGACGCAATAAGAACTAAGGTTCGACGGCTCACTCGTAGCCCATCAGAGTCACAAATTACGACGACTGAGATTGACGAGTATATAAATACGTTTGTCCTCTATGACTTCCCCGAGCATCTTCGTTTATTTGCTTTAAGAACTACTATCACATTTTATACGTCTCCTCATGTAGATACGTATGACTTTGCTACAACAGATGCTACAAGTCCTCTGTTTAACTATAAGAACTTATATATAACAACGCATGAGCCAATCTATATAAACGGTAAACAAATACAGCTTACGCAGTCACGAGAGAAGTTTTATGCGATGTTTCCTGTATCTCCTAAAACTGATGTGATTGCTTATGGCGATGGAGTTACTGTGATTTATGGAGGCCAGTTAACAACAATTGGAACTCCTATTCTTCCTGGATCAGTTATTTTCAGTGCTGTTGATACCACTGGTAAGGCTCTGCTTATACATGATAGCCCTCAAACAGGAATCCCTAATATTGGGTTATTAGTTGGTGATACTGGTGGTGTACCAAGCGCTATTAACTATTTAACTGGTACATATTTTTTTACGATGAGTACTGCTCCGGGAGCAGGTCAAGCTATTAATGCTGCAGCAGCTCCATATACGCCCTCTATTCCGTTGGCTGTATTAGCTTTTGACTATAAATACATAGTTCGGCCTATACCTGATAAGGCATATGCTGTTGAGATGGAAGTTTATAAACGACCTACAGAGTTTATAAACAATCCAGCTGCATTACCGTACCTTGATCAATGGTGGCAATATATCGCTTATGGCGCAAGCAAGAAGATCTTCGAGGATCGGTTCGACAATGACTCAGTCCAAGCAATCATGCCCGAATTTAAGACCCAGGAAGCTCTTGTTTTGAGAACAACCATTGTTCAACAAACAAAAGAACGTGTTATGACAATATTTTCTCAAGCAAATTCTGACTGGTAAGGAGAGGCTATGGCATATTCGAATCAAATTCCGCAAGCGACTGATCGTATTAACGATTCTCAGTTAGCGCTCTTAAACAATTTTATAGCTATTGATTCACTGGTTGCTGTCAATCACGAACCATTTAATTCAGCCAATCAGGGCAAGCATAAATTTATAACGCTGACAGACCAAACAGGGACGGTTCCTCCAGTTCCTGTTATTGGTGCTACTGAAGCATCGATATTTTATGGGACCTACAACGCTGTTAAAGATCTTTACTATCAAATCGGCGCTGGAACACCAAAGTCATTTGGCGCTCCTACTGGTGTTGGTGGTGTTAATGGTTGGCTTCGTTTACAGAATGGAATGTTAATGAAATGGTGCCAGGTTCTTGGATCTGGTGATTGTACTTTAACATGGGCAACTGTAATGCCTGGTGGAACCCCAAATTTCACCACTATATTCCATGTTCAGGCATGCCCATATGTGATTAATCCACATTTTAATGTTCCGACAAACAGATTCGTTCAGGTTATAGGGGAGCTTACTGATCCATTAACTTTGCGTCTTTATGTGTCAGAAAGAACAACCATGACCGCTGCTCAAGCTGAATGTTCGATCTTTGCTATAGGTTATTAGGAGGCGTCATGGCTTTGGATAAATTTCTTATAGCTCCTATGTCTACTGGTCTCGAGACTGATGTTAAGCCATTTCTGATTCCTGATGATGCATTTTCGCAACTTAATAACGCCTATATATATAGAGGACGTGTTAAGAAGCGTTTTGGTTCAAGTTATTTAATTTCAGGAACATCTAATCCTCAACTTGCATCGCGCTTGCGCATGATCATAGCAAAAACCGATGGCGCTGGCGCCAGGACAATAACTGCTCCTGGACTCAAGTGGAAAGTCGGCCAGATGTTTTCGATCGGCGCAGAGATATTTACGGTTATTACTCTCGGCGTTGCTCAGACGATGTTGAGATCTGTTGGCGCACCAGCTTGTACGTATGATACTACGAACGGTCAAGCGGTGTTTACGGGAGCAGATGCAACGACTGATATTTACTTTTATCCTGCAGAGCCTGTTATGGGATTGATTACCTATCAGGTAGAAAATCTCAATGACGAGTCTCTGTTCGCTTTTGATACTCAGTTTTCGTATCAGTTAACGGCAACTGGTTGGATAAGATCGGGCACCGATACCTGGACTGGGGCTGATTATAACTTCTTCTGGGGCGCTAGTTATCGTGGCGCTGCTGCAGATAAAAGTGTTTTGTTTGTGACTAACAACAAAGACAAGGTTAGATATTGGGATCCTGTTGCTGTTGCGTGGGTGACTCCAGACTGGGCATACAACGGAGCAGAGATAATAAAGTCTGCGCGTATTTGTATTCCATTCCACAATAGACTTTTGTTGATGAGTGTTACTGAGACACATACTGTTGCTCCTGCTGGTGATTTTGAATATACAAATCGTATCCGTTGGTCACAAGAAGGTAACGCAACATCGAATACTTCATTTGATGATACTGTTACTGGCCCTGGTGGCGGATTTATGGATGCTACAACAAAAGAGGCTATTGTCTCGGTAGCATTAATACGCGATCGACTTATAGTATTTTTCGAAAGCTCTACGTATGAGCTTGTATTTACTGGAAATAGAGCTGATCCATTTAGGCTTCAGCAATTAAATGCTGAGCTTGGCGTTGAATCTACCTTCTCTACCGTACTTTTTGATCGTTCAGTTTTAGGTGCAGGAAACGTTGGAATCCATTCCTGCAATGGCGCAGGCGTTGAGCGGATCGATGAGAAAATCCCTCAGTTTGTGTTTCAGATAGCTAATGCTGAGCATGGTGTAGAGCGAGTTTATGGAATTCGTGATTTTTATACTGAAATGGTCTATTGGTCTATACCAGTAGCTGAGAATGGGGTCAAGTATCCCAATAAAGTCCTCTGTTACAACTATAAAACAGGGTCATGGTCATTGAATGATGATTCAATTACCTGTTTTGGGTATTTCCAGAACCAAACTGGTATCACATGGTCTCAACTCACTATGCCATGGCAACAGAATTCAGAACCATGGAACGCTGGTGTCCATCAAGATCTTTATAGAAACGTTATAGCTGGCAATCAGCAAGGCTTTACTATGCTTGTTGAGCCAGATATTGGTAGAAATTCTCCTTCATTGCAGGTGTCAAATATAAGTACGCTTGCAAGTGTTGTGACCATAACAGCAGTTGACCATAATCTTATTAATGGTGAATATATTGCCATTGAGACCATGGTAGGAACGCTGATTGGAATATTCCCTGTCGATAAGGTTTTGACGACAGCGACATTCAATATAGTCACTGATGATCCATACTTTTCTGTCGCTTATAATGGTGGAACTACAATTGCTCGCGTGAGCAGAATAGATATTAAGACGAAGCACTATGATTTCTATATGAAACAAGGACTGAATGTCTACGTTCCAACAGTTGAGTTTTATGTTGATAGAACTGCTAATGGTCAAATAGCTGTTGATGTATCTACGTCTTCATCAAATAGGTCATTAACGACTGATGGATATGCGAGTCATGCGCTCCTTGGTTCGAATATAGTTGAAACGCATCCATATAGAACGCTTAAGGTTCCAGCGGATCCAATTAATCCGTACACTTATCAAGTTCCCTATGAGGTAACACAGGATCGTTATTGGAAGAGGTTTTATCCACAAGCATCTGGAGAAGTTATTCAGTTGCGGTTGTTTCTTAACGGTTCACAGATGGTTACTGAGTCGATTGCGTTTTCTCCTTTTGAGTTGAACGCAATGGTCTTTTACGCACAATCAGTCACAAGATAAAAGCACCGCCAGGGAAATAATATTTCCCTGGCGATACTAAAAAAGGAGTAATGAGTCGAATGATACATTACGACTTTGAGTATACTGTCATTGCTTGATATATTCTAAGACTGCATAGCATATGTTTGATGCGGTTCTATCTTTTCCTGTCTTAATATTCACATTCGTAGCATCTACCCATAACTCAACGTTGTCCGCAGCTGTTCCAGATGCATATGGTATTGGTAAGTACACCTTTCCTGTCGTATCAGATGCGGTTGCATAGATACGAGTAAAGGTGAACCCTACTCCAAGAGTTAATCCATGAGCAACTGTCTTTGTTCCTGTATTAGGAAGAGCTCCGAAATTAATAACTAATCTAAATACTTGTCTATAGCTAGGAGCTGTTGGTGTTATAGAGTTTAGTGTTGGATTAGGAAACCATACCTGTCCGTTAATGAACTCTTGTGGAATATAATATCCAGAGTCTCGAGCATTCAGTGATTGAGCAATGTTGGTGATATTTTGATTGAGCTTCACGAGAAAGTCTTTGAACTCATCACTTTTGGGGTCGAGATTATAGATAGTTGAGAGGTCGAATGTGTTTGTTGTTGGTACAAACGAGCTTGCTGGAAATTGCGTCGCCATAATTCTCCTTTAAGGTCATTTTTGAGATAGACTTACAGATCATAGAAAAACTAGGATAATCTAGATAGTATAACGACCGATAGTACATCATCTTTTGAAAGGAGACGTAATGGCAGGAATTTGGGATACGTTAAAACAAGGTGCATCAGATGTCTGGCAGGGTACTCCTGAGAGATTTGAGCAACTACCTAACTTAAATCCCGCTCAGCAAGGAATGCAAGGGAATATTCTTCAATCTGCTGGCCAAATGTTACAGCAACCGCAATTCGACTTTTCTCCTATTGCCGCGCAACAAATGGCTAACTATAAACAAAATATAATCCCTGAAATAGCGAATCAATTTGGTCAAGGCGGCGGCCTTCATTCGAGTGGATTCCGTAATGCGTTAGCAAGTTCAGGATCAACGCTTGCTCAAAATCTTGCTGCTATGCAGGCTCATATTGGTATGCAGCAACAAAATATGAATAACGATCGCCTAAAGATTCTTTTAGGCACTGGAATGAATCCATCTCAAGACACTGTTCAATATGCAGGGCAACCTGGTATGAAACAATATCTTGCGCAGGCAGCAGGTCAACTGCCTCAATTATTCGGCGGCGGTAACGCTTTCGGCGGCGGTAATCAACAAGGTGGAACCCAACAAGGCGCTGGAAATAGTGGTTGGATGGCTAAGCTTTTGTCTGCTTTGTCTCGTGGAGCTACGGGCGCCAGTATGGGTTCAGGATTCGGTCCTGTTGGAGCTGGTATTGGTGGTGGTATTGGTGTGCTTTCATCTCTTTTTGTTTAGGGGAATACAATGGCGATAATACAAGGGCAACAAAATCCTAGTTTCTTATCCAGTTTTGGGTCGAGTCTTGGCAGGGGAATTAATACCAGTATAGATAATATGATTCAACATAAAATGAATCAAATGCAGCAGCGTCAGCAAACTGAGGTTGCTCAGCAAAAAGCTCGGAATTTAGCCCCTGGCCTTTCACAATTACTTGGAATTCCTGAGGACCAAGCGGTTTCAATGCTTCAGGCTGATCCAATGATTCAGCGCGAACTTATTAAGAACCTGGGAATGGCTGGACAATCCCAACAGATGGCACAATTGCTTGGCTTAGACCAAGGCGGTATGCAACAAGGATTTGAGCAGCAACAGATGCCAATGCAGCAAATGCAGGGGCAAATGCCTGCGCAAACGCAACAGGGGCCATCAATAGAAGACCAGCTTGCAAACGCACAGCAAGCAATGCGGTCAAATACTCCTTTGGGATCGCTATTGAATAAACCTATTGCGAAATTGCCAGCTATAAAGCCTGACCAGCAGTTAATGGGAATGCAAAAACAACCTCAAACGACGCAACAGAATACACCTCAGCAGCAACCGATCGACAAAGGAAAGACTTTCGGCAAGCCGTTATCACCTACTGACATTTTAAATGTAGCGAAATACAGACAAGGCGAGAAAAAATTAGAAGCAGAAGAAAAGCGTCATATTCAAAAAATGGAATTCGAAAAACAAAAGTTCGCTTCAAAAGAGCAACGTGATGCTTTTTCTGCTAATAAAGAAATAATCCATGATGTATATGAAAAAGCAAAGGGTGCTGAAGAAAATACAATGCGCCTTGAAAAAATGAAAAAATTAGTAGAGAAGGGAAACCTCTCATCCCCATTGATGTATAACATATTAAAGGGTATTCCTATCGTCAAAAACTTTAACATTGAGACGATGCTTAATCCTGACAGCGAAGAGTTCCAAAAGTTATCTAATGATTTCATTAAGAATGCTAAAGCTATTTTCGGAGCTCGTGTTACTGAGGGAGAAATCAACATGTTCCTCAAAACAGTTCCTACTCTTTCTCAGTCGAATGAAGGAAAGATGCGAGTCATACAAAACTTAGAGCTCTTCGCTCAAGGCGATAAAATAAGAAAAGCAGCCCTTAATGAGGTCCTTAAGGAACATAAAGGTATTCCCCCATATAATTTGGAACAATTAATCACTGAAAAAGTTGCTCCTATTCAAGAAAAACTACATAAACGGTTTATAGCGAATATGAGTTCCGCTCCTGCTAGTCAAGGATTAACTCAAGAGCTAAGTAGGATTGCTCCTGGATCTGAAACTGCAGACAGTTTAGGTAGTGGTAATTGGTTACTTAATAAGCTTTCTGGCGGATTACTTTAGATTTTAAGGGCCTTGCTCTCTTTTTTCAGATTACAGGGCCTTTTTTTTAATGTTTTCTAAGGATGATATAGATGGTCAGTATCGTAACAACTACTATTGGGTCTATAAACCCATAGAGTGGCATAATACAAGTAACGTAAAGCATAGTTGATATTGCCAAGAACAATAAAGAAAACACGAGTCTTGAAATTATATCCATTATCTCGCTATTGTTTTCACGTCTAAATGTTTCAAAAGCACTTTCAGGTATAAAAGCAAAAACTATAGCGAATACTATTAATACGGAGACAATTATAAGTGCGTTATCACAGAAAAAAGATACAAGTTCCATACTAAATTCCTTTTTATAGTTAGCAACACTTAAGAGCTATTATTATCATAACTACCGCATAAAAAGCGGCTATCAATCCTAAAACATTAAAAACAAAACTCTTTTGTCCAAGAAGTACAAGCAATATCAAAAACAATAAGAAACCTACCATATAACCCCCCCCCAGCAACATTATCTCAATATATCTTTGTTTTTTGCTTCTAAATCCCCTTCTCTTACCAATTTCTCTACTATCGCCTGCAAAATCCACTTGGTCATTGTGCAGTTGCAGTCAACTGTTGTTTTTTTTACTATGCAAAATAATTCAGCTGGCATCAGCATATTCAATCGTTTAATTTCAATTCTATTTTTCATGAAGGCCCTCGGGAATGATTAATCTATTCTCAATATAATACATATATACTCATAAATCAACTATTTTATTGCTTTGGATTAAAGAGAGGGTCATACTCCTTCTTAATAATAAAACTTTCTTAATGAGGAGAAGACGATGTCATTGAATACGAACCGACAAAACCTCGCGTATGGTCTCACGAATGCGCTTCAAGGTTTAAACCCATTGACCATTAAGGCAAAAAGAGCGCCTTTATCGAGTGATAAAGCTGAGCTTGGAACTATTTGGATAAATAAGCTCAATAAGAGCTCATGGCTTCTGACCAGAATTATTGATAATGTTGCTGACTGGACTCCGATTACTGTTTGCAATGGTATACGTGTTGAAACTGGCGATATTCAAGTATTGCTTGGTGATATAAGAACATATGTTGGAAGTTTCTTTTCTGGACACGATATAACAGCTGCGGATGATATTGTCTCTACCGCTGGCGACATCTCTGCGACAGTTGGCGCAATATTCACAACAGTTGGCAATATCTATGCGACAGGTGGTCATATCTATGCGACAACAGGCAATATTTATACAACAGTAGGAATAATCACAGCTGGTGGTGGATTAAGAGCAACCGCTGGTGGTTTGACTGTAACTGCTGGTGGAGCAACGATAACAGCTGGTAACTTACAAGTAACAGCTGGAGATGCAACACTTGTACAAGGTGCTTTAAACGTCACTCTTGGAACAATTTCAGCTGGTTCAACTATTACATCAACTGCGGGCGATATTGTTGCCTTTAGAACTCTCTTTGCTGGCGGAGATGAAGGAACAGGAAAAGTTGGATATACAGGAATCACTGATGTTATCAATACGACTCAAGGCGTAGGGGCTCTTTCTCTGTTGAGCACAACAGGAAATGCTGGAAATAACGCTGGATTCTTGAAAATATATATCGGCCAAACAGTAGCTTATATTCCTTATTTCACAAACATTGCTCCATAAAATATGCTGCGAGTCTCTTCATGTTTTTCGTGAAGAGACTCGCGTTGCATGTTAGGATTATGGCAGTTGGATACATTACAATCTTTTTACTAAAGGGTGACGATGCTTAAGCAGTTAGCGATTGAGTTTATTGTAGAAAAAGGTGACAAGAAATATACATTCACAATGCCGCATGGCGCACCTTTTGGTGAAGCATATGATGCGTGTTTTGAAGTGCTTCGTGAAGTTGTAGAAATGTCTAAAGTCGCTGCTGACCAAGCAAAAAGAGAAGAAGGCGCCGAAGAGAAAGTCGAAGTAGTCGAATAATTTGTCTGTTCTTGAGCGAACAAAAAAAGGAGAGTGGGTAACAAAAATTTAACCATTCAATAAATTGAGGAGAAGTAATGAGCTCATCGTTATCAAAATTTAGAATAGAGGCAGTTAAAACACTTGCCTTTGGAGCAATTGGCGTTAACTATGCAAAAATAGGTGCGTCATATGCTTATCCAATCTCAAAATTATATATATTAAATTCTACAGATGCCGCGCTTTATTTTTCACTTGATGGTGTCCTTGACCAGATAGTTTTGCCTGCATCAGGATTTATAATGCTTGATATTACTATGGATCCAAACACTCCTGACTATCTTCCTACTGGTGACTCAATCTATGTAAAGCAACTTGGAGCTCCTGGTTCCGGATCAGTTTATGTGTCAGCTTTTTATGGATCTAACCGATAAGGGGTAATCATGTCATATGCAGGTGGATTTGGTGGCGGCGGTGGTGCCGGAACAGTTACGGGATTAGCTGGTGATGCTGGAGCAGCAGCTCCTTTACTCGGTGTTATAACGATCGCTGGCGGTACAAACTTAACTACAGCTGGCGCTGCTAACACTATTACGGTGAACTTAGATGCAGCGATTGCAGGAATGACTGCAGTTGATTTTGCTAATGGCGGAAGAATTGGAACAGGGTTAACGGCTGGAAATACTCTCCTTTTAAGGGCTTACGACGTCGATGGAACTGCTTATACAACGTTTGCAACGCTTACCGCAAATAATACGCCGACGATGGATCTTGATGATGCGGTCACCAAGGCTAGTAACTATATTTACCGTGGCGGCGGCACTGACGTTGCTGTTGCTGATGGTGGTACTGGCGCATCTACGCTTACGCAGTACGGAGTGCTTGTTGGAGCAGGAACAAATGCGGTACAAGCTCTCACGGCTGGTAGTAACGGGCAAGTACTTGTCGGCTCGACAACGGCCAACCCGGTCATGGCGACACTTGGATCTACAGGAGGAACTATTTCTTATGTTGCCGGCGCTGGAAGTTTAAGTCTTGATGTTAACGCAAGTATTGCTACTCCTACAGGCTTTGCGACATGGGGTGGAGCTGGAGTCTATTTTGATGACACAACTCTTGGTGAGTTTACTGTTTCTCGTCCTGGTACTGGTTACATTAATGGAAAACTGATTTCGTGGACTGCTCCGCAAACAGTAACAGGTATGACTGCTGGTAACACGTATATCATTTATATTGATAATACGGGAACTATTGGTAGTACAACATCATTCGCACAGGCAACATTCCAAGATTATATTCCGCTGTTTGAGTGTATGCGGGATTCTACTCCAGTCACTAATACTCAGTTAACTGTTCGAGAGAATCATCCTTACAACTTCCCTGTAGCTGCTTCATTCTTTGATCATTCTGTTATTGGTCCTGTTATAGAGAATAATCTTAACGGCGCTAACATCACGATCAATGGAACACAAAAGATACAAATTAATGGTGCTGATGTTCTTGCTGATCATGGATTGTATACAACGATTCCTGACAGTTCTTCAGCAGCAGTTACTTTTAAGAAGTATTACACAACAGCAGCTGGAAAATGGGCTTTTTATTCAGGGACTGACACTTTCTCAGGAACCTGGAATAACGCTGGTACTCCAACGGCATTAACAGCTGGAAGATACGCTGTTTATACGCTGTATTGTTCAAAAGATAATATTAATACGTCAACGCCTACGTACTTTGCTGTTCTTGATACTTCTGAGTATAACTCTCAAACAGCAGCAAATACGGCCATAGCAAACGGGACAGTTGCCAAAGCTACAGCAGAGCTTGCTAAGTTAGAAGTCTGCCAGCTTGGTTATATTATATTCCGTCAATCGACGAATGCGATTACCAGTGTTGTGATTTCTAAGACAACATTGAGGCAGACATTATCAACGGGCGGAACGAATACAGCTGCGTTAGTTAACACGAACGTAACAGCATTTAATGGAATCTTGAGTTCTGCTGATACGAACGTACAGGCAGCTTTGGATACCATTGATAACTGGGGCGCTACAACAACTGACCATGCAGTCTTGATTGGTAATGGAACAGGCGCTGCAATTGGATCTTTAACTGTCGGTAGCAACGGTCAGGTACTTCTTGGGGCAACAACGGCTGACCCAGCTTTTGCGACTTTGACGAGCAGTGGTGGCACGATCACGTTCACTCCTGGAGCGAATACACTCAATCTTGAAGCAACAGTAACTGCAGGTGGATTGACCTGGAATAATGTTACTGGAACAACCCAGGCAATGGCTGTTAATAATGGTTATATAGCAAATAATGGTTCACAAGTAGTTTGTACACTTCCCGCGTCTGCTGCTATCGGTACGATGATGGCTGTTGCTGGTAATGGTGCTGGCGGTTGGAGAATTTCTCAAAACGCTAACCAGTACATCAATTTCTTATCATCTGTGACAGCAACGGGAACTGGCGGATATTTGGAATCAACTACAAGATATGATGTTGTATGGATCATTTGCACAGTCACCGATGTTGGATTTGTTGTGGTCACAAGTATTGGCAACATTACCGTAGCTTAGGAGAGATTATGGCAACTAATAATGTGACTAATACGTATATAACAGTGGGATCTGCAAAAGAAGTGACAATGCCGGTTCAGCCGGCATTCTTTGCTAATCGTACAGCGAAAATAAATAATTGTTGCGGCGGATGGGGAACGACCTATAACTATGTTTGCGATGGAGAAATATTCGATCAGGGATCTAATTATAACCCATCAACCGGGGTATTTACGGCCCCAGTTACAGGTAAATATTTGCTCATGGCAGGCGTTTATGTTTCTGGATGTACTATTTGCGCTGGAATAACAAATATGATTGCCACAACAGCAAGAACATTTGCTAGCAGCCAAACTAGGGGTGCTTCTTCAAGCGATATTATGTGTGAAGTTGCTTGTGTTGCTAGCATGACAGCAGGCGATACAGCATATCCAAGGATGAGGACTGGTGGAGAGGCTGCAGATACTGATGATATAGAGCCAGTAAGCGGTTCAGACGAAACAACATGGTTTGCTGGATACTTAATTTTATGAGGTGATCTATGGCAACCATGAGTGCTATTGGAGAAGCTATTAATATATTGACTGGAAGAGCACTAACTGATTCTAATAAGCCAATATTTTCTGTGACCCAGGAGTCTCAAATTTCTAATGTTACTGGAGATGGAACTGTTTATACGATTCCATTGAGCACAGTTAATGTTAACCAGACGAGTGCTTATAATACTGGCACCGGAGTATTTACTGCGGCAGTTTCTGGTAAATATTATTTTGCTGGAGCAGTTTATGTTATTTTTACTGAGACTGCTACGCTCACAAAGTTATATTTCACTGCATCTAATAGAACTGTTTCTAACGGTTATTACTTGGTTGGATCTAGCGGAGATACTAGATTTCATGCAACCGCGTTTATAGATATGGATGCTGCTGATACAGTAAGTTTTCAGGTGAGTGTTGCTGGTGGAGGTAAAACAGCAGATATCACTTATCCTGATTATAGAACGACATCTAATTTTTCAGGTTACCTAGTCTGTTAACAAAAAAGGGGAGAGATGGCTTTAAAACGATCTAAATTAACTGGGCTGAATACTCTAGCTTACGTTGGAGTTGAGCCATCATCTCCTCCTCAATTTGTTTATTATACTCGGCAACCTACATCACAAGATTGGGATAGTTTCCATATTGGAGATCTTTGGCTTGATGAAGTTGGAAGAACTGTATGGCTCTTACAGCTTCTGACTGATGGATTAGCTGATTGGATAAAAATTGGAGATTCGCTCTCTTGGTTATCTTATTTTAAAACTGATAGTGGTAATGCTTATCCTGCTGCAGGTGTAATTAATGTTCTTGGTGATGGCGTCCTGACAACGACCGGAGTTGGCAATGAGGTATCTGTTATACTGAAGCCAGGAACTATTGGTCAGTTTTATCTTGGTGGAAATCCTATCCCGTTCATAGGAGATTTGACCTGTGATGACGCAAGCATATCTATCACTCCTGTTGGTCACGATATTCATATTGATTCAACTGATAACTCGCTCAAAAGATTACTAGCAGACGATGGATTTCATGCAGATCCTCTGAATAGATTTTTTACCGTTCTTGGTGATATCAACATTGCTACTTTCGGCGGGTTTCTTAATCCTGAAACGCTGACTATTCGTTTGCAAGATGATATAGAAATTTTAGGAACTCTCGCCGTTACTCAGATTGGTGCTGGCGTTGTGCGGTCAGACGGGACTGGCGCATTTTATGCTGATAAGGGTCTGGACGGACAAACTCTCATTGGAAAAACTGGTGACAAAAGCTTGTGGGCGAACATAACGAGCACTGCAGGGTCAATTATAGTCACTGATGGACCAAACTCCATCAACATTGAAGTTGCTGGATCAACTACGTTATTGTCATTAGCTGGTAATATTGGTTTCGCCTACAACAGTATTGATGGTTCTGCGTATATGTCTGGCTCTACGAACATTACAACTGTTGGTGGAACGGGAGCTGGTGATGAGCTCACTATTGACCTTAATAATTCAATTGATTTGCTTGGTACTATAACACTCCCATCGTTAGGCATAGGTGTTCTTTTCAGCAGCCCTACTGGTGTATTTTCATCGTCGAATGGGACTAATGGTCAGCTCTTAATTGGGCGGACAGTTGGTGGTCAGCCAGCATGGAATTCGGTGACGTCAACGGGGGGGACAATTTTAATCACTCCAGGTGCCGGTACGTTGAGTTTGAAAAAGATTGGTGGTAATGGAACACTGACTCAATTGAGAGGTGGGGTTGGTATCGTTACGAATGGAACTCCTGCTTCATACCATTTCGATCTTGGAAGAGCTTTACTTACTATTCCTACTAATATGGTTCTTTCTTCTGGCACAGACACTGTTGTTGTTTCATTAGATGACAATGCCTCTTACCGATTAAATTATATCGGTGTTGTCACTATGAATAATGGATATGTAATTTCAGACGCTACTGGTCTTTTATCATCTACTGGCCTCGGTACTAACGGTCAACTCATTATTGGAGGCGCGTCTCCATTAGCATTTTCTTCTGTAACGTCATCAGATAACAGTATAGATATAACTGTTGGTCCTAACTCATTATCTTTGGACATTAAAAATATTACAGCAACTTCATATGCTTTCGCATACGCACAAGAAACATCTGGCAGCGGCGTTGCTCTCGGCGGCGCTGGTTCGTATTCTCTTGGCCAAAGCGTTGTTTTAACGAAGATATTTGATGATGGAAATAATGTTTATGTAGGAAGTGGAGCAGGTGCGGCTGCGTCATTCACGGCGCCCGTATCCGGCAAGTACTTCTTGAATATGAATGTTCAATTTTATTCTGCCAATAATTCATTGGCTTATATAGCCGATCTTACCTTAAGAATAGTTACAACAAAAAGAACTTATTATCATGGAATTACTCAAAACGTAACGGTTCCAATGTTAGAATGTACGAGAAAATTTTCTGCCTGTGTTGATATGGACATTACTGATACGGCGACCTTCAGTATGGTTGCTGATCTTGGACCAGGTACGGGAACAATTACCGTTAATGGTGGACTCATAGCTTCTCCGGTAACATGGATTAGTGGTTATCTTATCATGGTCAATTAAGGGAAAATTATGTCATTACGACAAAATAGAAGATCAGGCATAAATCCTCTTTCGTACATTGGTATTGATTCCATTGCTCCTCTTAATCTATTAAGAGTCGATAGGCCACCAACGACTGATGACTATATAGGATTTAATGTTGGAGATTGGTGGATTGATACAACCCCTATCGCACCATCACCGCAACAAATTTGGGTATTAGTTAAAGTAGACGGTCGCATAGCAACATGGGTTAGACTGGCGCCAGTTTCTGGGATAACTCTCTTTATCGAAGACGATGAGTTCCCTGCTGGCCGAGCGATTCCCGACAATACCGGTGCTATTACCTTATCAGGATCAACAACGACAAGGACAACCGGATCAGGGAGTACGGTTACGTATGAATTCCCCGCCGGTCCGATACTTGGTACGACGTTGATGGGTGGTTCTGCTGGGAATGTATGGGGTGGATTTACCTCATCTGATAACTCTATTACCATTGAACCAGACTTTGATTTTATAAATATTAAGACGAATGCATCTGGTATAGAAAGAGTTTTAACTGATGCAGCTCAAGCATTTCCAACTGCTGGCGATGTTAATATTTATGGTGGTCTTAATATTGAAACAACTGCCGATAATAGTAATACGTTAACAGTCCATCTAAAAAACAGTGTTGTCTTTGATGAGCTAACGCTCTCATTATTGGGCGAGGGTGTTTTACAGACAGATTCAACGGGTGAGATTTTTTCTAGTAATGGTCTGAATGGACAGGCGTTAATTTCGGGGACTCTTGGGCCATTATGGCAAGATTTAATTTCATCAGATTTGAGTGTGATTATTACGGGCGGTGCAAATACTATCAATCTTGAAACGGTTGCTGCAGCTGGAGGTATAGATAGTCTTTCTGCCGATACGGGATCTGCAACTCCATTAGATGGTTCTATCAATGTTATAGGCACTGTAAACTTCAACACGTTCGGAGATAATCTTTCTACATTACAAATTAATCTTTCTGACAATATAACAATCAATGGGACGTTAACTGTTTCTACATTAGGTGAAGGCGTTGTCAGTACTGATGGATTCGGATTATTAAGCGTCAGTAAAGGTCTTGATGGTCAGATTCTCATTGCGTCGGCAAGCGGAGCGCCGTATCAATGGAAAACGCTGACGTCATCTGATTCATCCGTTCTTATCTCCAACAGTGCTAACCATATTAATTTAGAAGCTGCTTCTGGATCAGGAATTGTACAGCTTGCAGCAGATGTTGGCTCCACGGCCTTAAATATTACTTATGCAGATTTTTCTGGCAGCCGTAATATTATTTTTTCTCTTAATGGTAGTTCCTTAAATCTTCAATCGACGTCTCTTTTGAATCTTAATTCATTAACCTTATCTTTTCTTGCTGAAGGTATAGCTACGATAGGTGTTAATCCAGGAAATCTTGTTTCATCGATTAACGGAACAGATGGACAGATTCTGTTCTCAGGAGGGTATCAGACTGTACCTACTACGCTTGTTTTACCTCCTACATGGGGCGATGTGACTTCAACTGGTGGAAGCATTACGATTACTCGTGGTCCAGGAACTCTTGATTTTAAAGATCCATCTTATTCTCCAGGAGGGCTTGTTGGCCTTGGTACGGAATCATTTTTAGCGTACCAACCGAGTACTGTCCTTGTTGAAAATATTCTTTATTATCTTGGTGATGATGTCATCCTCACTGAAGTTTACGATACTGGTAACAACTTCTACCCTGGAGATGGTGCTGGAGCCCATGCTACGTATACTGCTCCATCGACAGGAAAATACTTTTTATCGTATAACCATATTTCTCGCCAAGTGACGCCACCACCGCCAGTACCACCACCAGCTCCTCCTCGCTATGATCCGTTGGGATACATGGAAATAATGACGTCTCGTAATACATGTATTAATGCATACTTAGATACTGATTTCGAGATGACTGAGACTGGTGTATGGGCAAACTATCTTTCAGTGCTTGCCGATCTTGACGCTGGCGATACAGTAACGTTTAAGTCATGGATAGATAATCTTTATGCCTATGTAAATGGCGATGCTACTGAATTAAGAACATTTGTTTGTGGTTACAAGGTTTCATAAAGGAGAGGTAGATAATGAGCAGACGAGACTCGAGATTAACAGGGCTCAATCCTCTCTCTTATATGGGAGTTGAGCCTGTTGCATCTCCAAATATGATTGAAAACAATAGACCTCCATTGCCATATGACAAGAATTTTAATCTTGGAGACATGTGGCTTGACCGTAGCTTGACGGTTCCAGACTTGTACGTGTTGGTGTGCTTAAAGAATAACTATGCGGTATGGATCAAATTTTCCACTTCAAACAACACGATATCTTCCTATGTGACTGATGCTGGTACAGCAACTCCTGTGGGTAATCTTGTTAGCTGGATTGGTAAAGATAGTTTACAGACGATTGCTGCTGGTAGCACGGTATCGATAGATTTCCGTCCATTAGCCATGGGTTATATGCTGGTCAGCGATGGTACGACAATGGGTCCTGGTCGCATTTCTTCGCCAAATGATACAATTGCTGTCACCTTGGGTGACGGTACTGTTGATCTTGTCTATAAGTCTATCGACGGAATACATGGTGATATTGGTGATGCAGTCAGATCGGGGAACCTGATTGCTATTATTGGTGGTATTAATATTGCAACGCACGGTATTGCAAATACTGTTTTTGTTGTAACCAATAACCTTCCAACAATAGCAGGAACATTTTCATTGTTGTCGTATCCTGATGGGGTAATAACATCTGATGTTGATGGGTTAACAAATCCAACGAACGGTTTACCGGGACAAATTCTCATTTCGAGCACTGCTGGAGTTCCTCTCTGGAGATATATCACGAGTGCTCATGGTACATTGAATATTGATAGTACTGACAATCAGATAGATATAACGAATAGATCAGTTGGCGGTATTTCAGAAATTGACGGAGATGCAGGAACTGCTGTTGCTATAGCTAATAATATTAAAATTAAAGGTGGTACCAATATAGTCACCGCAGCAGTATTACATACGGTAACTATAGATCTCACTACTGATGTAACTCTTTCGGGAACATTAACGTTGTACGGTCCTACAAAAGGTGTCATGCACGTGAATGGTACTGGTCAATTATTTGCTTCTAAAGGCACTTTGGATGGTCAGACACTTATAGCAAGCACTGGATCTGTGCCGGTATGGAATAGAATCGTTGCTGGCGATTCAACAATGACTATTACTAATACTGCCTATGGAATAGACCTCAAATCTACTGCTTCTACAGGTATGAGATATATTTACACTGATAATGGCTCTACTGGTCATGCAACAGTAGCTGCCGGTGTTATTAAAATTCTTGGCGGAACAAATATTACAACGACAGCATTCAGTAACAATTCACTGCATATTGATGTTGATAATGATGTTGTATTTAGTGGATCATTAGCTATAACTGGAACCTACGCTGGTTTGTTAATGTCCGATTCTCATTTATTCCGTTCTAAGTTTTCTGTTATTTCTCCAGCATCTCCACAGCCTACTCCTATAGGTGGAGGAACTTCTGCTGTAATGGCGTTTATTACATCTGCTAAAAACACAATAACGTTTACTCAAACAAGTGCTCCAAGAACTCTTAATCTTGAGAATAATGGATCTTCTCTGAGTCAGGGTAATACTGTATTTCTCGCTACAATGTCATTAAGCGCTTCGACTGCTGATTTGAATCTTGGTACATCGACACCGAAAATACTTAAGGTTGCTACTGAAAGTTTTGATCCGAGTGACTGTTGGACTAACGGAACGACATATACAGCAAAAATAGATGGTAAATATAATTTTCAGACCTGTTACAATTTTCAGCGAGCTTACGATGGGCCTTATGCGACTGATATGAAATTACAGCTTGTGACGAGTAATAGATCATTTTTAACTCGTAGAAAAGAGGTTTTAGTAAAAGCTTCTCCTACATCTGGGTCCTATTTGAATGGCGGTATGACACTTGATGTATGTTGTGATTTAGATATTGGAGACATTGCTCAAGTAAAGGTTCTCGCGGATTATAATGGAGTTGATGGGTTTTGGAAGTTATCTAAAGGTGATGGAACATTTGTTAGTGCGTTTTACGTTGGGAGATAGTATGAAAATAGAAGTTAATGGTGTTGAAATTATGATGCTGACTGATATCCAAAAACAGGTGATGCTGTATGAGATGTCTGAAGCTACAATGAAACAAGAGATTATTGATTCTCTCAAATGGATTCTTGAGCATAAGCTTGAGCGCTGCGCAGAACGGCTCAAAAACGAATGGACGCCAAAGTTAGTGGCATCTGGTGCATCATCAGTTCCTCTCAAGAAAGAGAAGTTTGCTGAGGCTGTATTAGCTCATTCTGAGTATCAAGATAGATCTATGCGTGAGTATGTTTCTGAAGCTAAGCGAGTTGCTGAAGAGAATGAGAGACTTGAAAAAGCTAAAATTAAGGAGTAGTCATGAAAGTTGCCGTTGATGGAGTAGAGATACTCAATTTAGAACCAATTCATGAGTCAATTATCAAGCATGAGATTCCCTCTGAGATCTTTGAAGAGGATATGATTCGTCGGTTGAAGTGGGTTGTTATGCGTAAGTATGAGCACTGCTTTAATAAGATGAAGGAAGAGTGGGATCCAAAGTTGGAAGCTGCTGGTGTAGAATCGATTCCGGTAGATAAAGATGCGTATGCTCGATTGGTGTTTGCTCAGGCAGACTATAAGGCAAGAGACGCTCGATAAATATGTTTATTCTCTCTTTCCCCCCAGGATATCTAACCCTTATCCTGGGGGTTTTTGTAACACAGTACTCAGCAGTTGAGTACTGGCCTTAGGGGGCTTACCAATACAATTTAAACATCATTCGTAGTGTGAGAGCCAGTCTGATGATGAAGAGTGTGATGATGAGTATAGCCATGGTCTACCATAAGTCTTTAAAGAGAGCCCATACAAGTAGAGTTGCTACTGCGATGGCAATGATGATGATTGCCGCTGGAGATGCGTCTAAATTTGACTGTGGATACATTTTTATTAATCTTTCGATTCATGATCTGCTTACTATCACTATCGTTTGTCTATTGGCTGATTATTTTAATTTATATTTTTTGATAAACACATTCATTGGCGTGTAGATATCACGTTCGCATTCTTGGGTTACTGATTCTTTTTCTATCGCGCGAGATATTGCTAAAAAAGTATCGAAGATATCTTGTATCATTATTTTTTTGCTGAGCTTTGCTATTTTCCTATTAATTGCCTGAATCGATGGGATTATTGTAGAAGTAAGATTCTCTTTGATTATATCAATTGTTAGTTCTGTTGTTTCGTTTTGAGCATAAAAACAGAAGAGATTTTGAAGTATTTCTGAGACATAAAGCTTTGTTTTTAGACATGTTATTTCTTCTATAAATCTATGAGCTTCTCCGATTTTGCTCTGTATTATTTCGTAATGGGGCTCAATAAAACCAAGATGTAGATTGTCTTTATAGTTCTCTATACATGTGATTATATGATTAGACTCTCTAAGAGCCGATCGTATGTTATCATTAAAATTGATCATATTACTTCCTCATTTGTATCGTTGCTTCGCCGTCGTCATCTAACGGATCATTGTTTGAAGTAATTCCCAACAAAGTCATAGCTGAGTATCGACGTTGGTAACTCAAAGCTGAGCCATATGCCTGCATATCGTTCTTGATGGGGATAATCCTGCTACGTGATTCTATCCACTGCCCTGAGGCGTGTATGAGTCTTGTATGTAATACGGTTGGGCCATTTGGAGATAGCTTCGTGAACTGATAGAATGCCAGGCCATGTTTCGTGAGTGCTGGTCGAGCTGCAGTTATGTAGGCATCAAGGTCAGCGTATTGTGATTTAAAGAAAGGGTTCTGTCTACTTTGAGCAACGGGAAGGTATTCTCCTTGAGCTTTTGAGAGAGCGAGGGCTATCTCGTTAATATGCTCTGAGTTGTAAGGATCTTCAGCCAAAGGTGTTGATATGATTACAGGCGTTTCGTTGTTTGGTATTGAGATTTCCATGTCTTCCATTGTGTTTATGCTCTTCCTTGTGTCGTACGGTTGTTATCTATTTGAGAAGCGGTGCGTTGAGAAGTATTTAATCCGTTGTTGGCGTTATAATCATCGTAGAAAGCGATAAGTTCAGTAAAGATACTTCCAAACGATGGATTTTCTTCTAATACAAGGCTTTTTACGGGTTGCAGTTCTTTTACTATCCCAGCCATTCCAATTCTAATACTGATGATGCATTGTTTTTCATTATCGGTGAGCCTTTTCTTTCTCAGCAGTTGGCTC